GCCTTCGACCGGTGGGGTGCGGTCCAGATGAGCCAAAACCTCGACGACGCAGGCTTCACCGTCGTCCCGTTCGGGCAGGGCTTCAAGGACATGAGCCCACCGAGCAAGGAGCTCATGAAGCTCGCTCTCGAAGGGCGCTTCGCCCACGGCGGGCACCCGGTCTTGAGCTGGATGGTCGACAACATTCACGTGCGCACCGACCCGGCAGGCAACATCAAACCCGACAAACAAAAGAGCACCGAGAAGATCGACGGGGTCGTCGCCACCATCATGGCCCTCGACCGCTCCATCCGAGGTGGTGGCACCCACGCAGGCACCTCGGTGTACGACTCGCGAGGCCTACTCGTCCTCTAACGCTTCGACTATGGAAAGAAGGCCCCTGTGGGTGTTTTTGACTGGCTCAGACCCGCTCACCGTCAGGTGACGAACCACCAGCTGTCGGCGAACTACAGCTTCCTGTTTGGTCCCACCAGTAGTGGCCGGTCGGTGACCGAACGCTCAGCGATGCAGATGACCGCCGTCTACTCCTGCGTGCGGATCCTGGCCGAGGCGATCGCGGGCCTGCCATTGCACGTCTACCGCACCGAGCTGGAGGGGTCGAAGGTGAAAGCCACCGACCACACTCTCTACCGGCTCCTGCACGATGAGCCCAACCCAGAGATGACCAGCTTCGTCTTCCGTGAAACCCTCATGACCCACCTGCTGCTGTGGGGCAACGCCTACGCCCAAGTGATCCGCAACGGCCTCGACGAAGTCATCGGCCTCTACCCGCTCATGCCCAACCGAATGAGCGTAGGCAGGGACGATGCCGGACGCTTGTACTACGAGTACCAGACCACTTCAGACGAACCGTACGGCCAGTGGCAGCGGATTCGGCTGTCACCGGCAGACGTGCTGCATATTCCCGGCCTTGGTTTCGATGGACTCGTGGGCTACAGCCCGATTGCGATGGCGAAGAACGCGATCGGCATGGCCATGGCCACTGAAGACTACGGTGCGTCCTTCTTCGCCAACGGAGCCGCTCCCGGAGGCGTGTTGGAGCATCCGGGCACGATCAAAGACCCGAGCCGGGTGCGTGAGTCCTGGCAGCAGACTTTTGGTGGTTCCAGGAACGCGAACAAGGTCGCAGTGCTGGAAGAAGGCATGAAATACACGCCCATCTCCGTCTCCCCAGAACAGGCTCAGTTCTTGGAGACACGCAAGTTCCAGATCAACGAAATCGCGCGCATCTTCCGCATCCCACCTCACATGATCGGCGACCTTGACAAGAGCTCTTTTTCGAATATTGAGCAGCAGTCGTTGGAGTTTGTGAAATACACGCTCGACCCGTGGGTCATCAGATGGGAACAGGCCATCACCAAAACCCTGCTGTCGGCCCGTGAGAAACCTTCGGTGTTCGTGAAGTTCAACGTTGAGGGCCTCCTGCGCGGCGACTACGTCTCCCGCACGAACGGCTACGCCCTCGCCCGCCAGAACGGGTGGATGAGTGCGAACGACATCCGCAGCCTGGAAAACCTCGACCGCATCGCCCCGGAGGAGGGCGGTGACCTGTATTTGGTGAACGGCAACATGCTGCCGCTTGCGATGGCCGGAGCCTACGCGAGCACCGCTGCCGGGGAGGTGGAGTCTATCGGGCAACCATCACCGCCGCAGGACACGCACTCGAGACAAGAACATGATGGAAGGAGGAGCCGGTGAAACGGTTCTGGAACTGGGAGCCACCCGCTCCCAACCACGATGATGACCCGGCAGGTAGTGATGCCAGCCGGGTTTTGCGCCTTAACGGGGTGATTGCTGAGGAGTCGTGGTTCGACGACGACATCACCCCAGCCCTGTTCGCCAGCGAGCTCAATGCAGGTTCGGGTGACGTGACCGTGTGGATCAACAGCCCTGGCGGGGATGTGGTTGCTGCCGCGCAGATCTACAACATGCTCATCGACTACCCAGGTCACGTCCGCGTCCACATCGATGGCATCGCTGCCAGCGCCGCCTCGGTGATCGCGATGGCCGGATCAACCGTTGCCATGAGCCCAGTATCGATGATGATGATCCACAACCCCGCCACCCTGGCCATTGGGGACGCCGATGAGCTCGGGCGGGCGATCGACATGCTCTCAGCCGTCAAAGACTCGATCATCAACGCTTATGAGCTCAAGACCAGCCTGTCACGGGCCAAGCTTGCGAAGCTCATGGACGCCGAGACCTGGATGGACGCGCGTGCTGCGATCAGCATGGGGTTCGCCGACGAGTACCTCACTGGCAAGACCGACAAGCCTGACCGTCCTGACGAGGACGATGAGGCCCCGGAGCCGGATGACGGTGCCCTCGAAGAAGAGTCGCCGCCCGGTAAACCCAAGCCGAGCAACATCACCCCGCTGAGCAGAACTGCTGGCGGGGTTCTTTATGCCCGCAAGCCTGCTGAGCAGCGCCTCGTCGCCCGGCTCACCGACACCCCACCCACTGTTCCGCCACCAGCCCCAGCGCCTGCCCGGACTACTGGCCGTCGAGTCGTTGACCTGTACGCCGCCCTGATCAACCACACCCACTAACTCTCAAGGAGAACCTTCTGATGTCTACGATGACGATTTCTGATCTGCGCACCAAGCGTGCCGAAACCTGGGAAAAGGCAAAGGCCTTCCTCGACGAACGGCGCGACACCGACACCGGCTACCTGAGCGCTGAAGACGACCAGACCTACGCCCGTATGGAGGCCGACATTGAACGGCTGACCGCCGAGATCGCACGCTCCGAGCGCGCCCAGCGCCTGGACGCTGACCTCGCACGCGCCACCCACACACCCCTGACCTCCATGCCCGGCCAGACCGGCGACCCAGAACCTGCGAAGACAGGTCGCGCCACTGCGTCGTACAAGCGGGCGTTCTGGGATGCTATGCGCCTCAACGCCAGCCCACTTGAAGTTCGCAACGCCTTGTCCGAAGGAGTGGACACGGAGGGCGGTTACCTGGTGCCGGATGAGTTCGAGCACATCCTCGTGCAGTCGCTGGCTGAGCAGAACATCATGCGCTCCTTGGCCAAGGTCATCCAAACCACCAGTGGCGACCGCAAAATCCCCGTTGTCAGTACGCATGGCACGGCAGGCTGGCTCGATGAGGGCAAGCCGTACACCGAGTCGGATGAGACCTTCTCCCAGGTGACGCTCTCGGCGTTCAAGCTCGGCACCTTCCTCAAGATCTCTGAGGAGCTGCTCAACGACGCCGCGTTTGATGTTGAGGCGTACCTGGCTGTGGAATTCGCTCGTCGTATCGGTGCCGCCGAAGAAGAAGCCTTCCTGGTGGGCACCGGCACGGGTCAACCCACCGGGATCTTCACTGCTGGAGGCGCCGACGCGGGGGTGACCACCGCGAAGGCCACCGACATCACCGCTGATGAACTGATCGACCTGCACTACAGTCTGCGTGCCCCGTATCGAAAGAACGCGGTGTGGCTGATGAATGATGCCACCGTGAAAACCGTGCGCAAGCTCAAGGACACCCAGGGCCAGTACCTGTGGCAGCCAGCCCTGACTGCCGGGTCCCCGGACATGATTCTCGGCAAGCCCGTCAACACCTCGGCGTTCGTGCCCGAGATCAAAGCCAGTGCGAAGACGGTGGCTTTCGGGGATCTGGGCTACTACTGGATCGCCGACCGACAAGGTCGCTCCTTCAAGCGGCTCAACGAACTGTTCGCCACCAGTGGCCAGGTCGGCTTCCTTGCCAGCCAGCGACTGGACGGCAAACTCATCCTGCCCGAAGCGGTCAAGGTCCTCACCCAGAAATCGGGCACCTAAACCGGAACTCTCCAAGCAGGGAGGTGGCAGCACCCATGACAAACACGCACACGTTCGTTGATGAACTCGTGGAGCAGGTCAAAGCCAACTTAATTCTCACTCATGATGAGGATGACGCGTTGATCGGCTCGTTGGTGGGGGCTGCCACCTCCTACGCCACCGCCTACCAGCACTTGGACGAGGGGCACTACGCGCAGCACGACATGTCGGGCACTACCCGGCAGGCCGTCATCATGCTCGCCAGTCATTTCTATGAGTCGCGGGACGGGTCAACGGCAGGTTTCTGGGCCGACAAACCCGATGCTGCCAGGGCCGTGTGGAACGCAGTCAACACGCTGCTGCGCCTCGACCGCGAATGGAAGATCTGATGGCAGCCATCGGGAGCATGCGCGAGTCCCTCGAACTCATCGCCCCGGTCACGGTGCGGGACAAGGCAGGGTTCACGACCACGCGGGACGAGATCGTCGCCACCGTGCGCGCGTATCGGGAAACCCGGCACGCCTCAGCAGCCTGGGTGAACCGAGCTGCTTTTACGAACGCGACCGTGCTGTTCCGTATCCGTGTCATTCCGGGCTTTGAGGTGACGGAGGCGATGGAGATCGCCACGGTTGATGGCCGGTTCGTGATCGACACGGTCGAGGTGATCGGCAGGTACGTCGAAATCCTCGCCCACACCACAACACCCGAAGGAGACACCCATGGCTAAAGCACACATCGCGTTGCCGAACACGTTCATCGATGCACTCGACGCCGCCAGCACTCTGCTGGACACCGCCGCCGATGAAGTGCTCAACGCTGGAGCTGCCGTGGTTGAACCGCGTTTGCGATCAAACCTATCTGCCGCCATCGGCCAGACATCTACACCCTCGCGCTCGACCGGGCAGCTACTCGCCACGCTCGGCACCACGACGGTGAAGGTGAACTCGAAGGGTGAGCACAACGTGAAGATCGGGTTCGGTGAGAACCGGCGCGATGGCAGATCCCACGCACTGATCGCCACCGTTCTCGAACACGGCAGAAGTAATCAGCCTGCCCGGCCTTTCCTGGCACCCACCCGCAGCCAAACACGCCGCCCGGCAACCGAGGCCATGAAGCAAACCCTTGCTGCCCGGATGAATCAGGTCGCACCATGACCGCGCTACTCGAACGTCTCACGGACGTGGCTGATCAGCTGGGTTTACCGATCGCGGTCGGCCTCTACACCCACGCGCCCGCCCCAGGCACGTACCTGGTGGCCACCCCGATCGCCGACACCTTCGACGTCTTCGCCGACAACACTCCCGACGTCGAGGTCGAAGAAGTGCGCCTCGCGCTGTTCACGAAAGGCAACTACCTACCCGAACGTGACCGGATCACCGCCGCCTTGCTGGAGGCGGGGCTGGCGATCACGGCACGGCGCTACATCGGCTTCGAAGCGGACACCGGTTTTCACCACTACGGCCTGGATGTGGCTGCCCACACCCCTTATGACATGAAAGGACCCTAACCATGGCCACCATCGGACTCGACAAGCTCTACTACGCAACTATCACCGAAGACCCCACCACGGGCGAGGAAACCTACGCCACCCCCACTCAGCTTGCTAAAGCCATCAGTGCTGAGCTCTCTGTGGAACTGGCAGAAGCAATTCTGTACGCCGATGACGGAGCGAGCGAGATCGTGAAGGAATTCAAGTCCGGTACCCTCACCCTCGGCGTGGATGACCTTGGCACCGAAGCAGCCTCCGCACTCACCGGCGCACACGTCGATGCCAACGGGGTGCTGATCTCCACCTCGGAGGACAACACAAGCCCGGTCGCGATCGGCTTCCGCGCCGCACGCTCCAACGGAAAGTACCAGTACTTCTGGCTCTACCGGGTCAAGTTCGCCCTGCCCACCACGACCCTGGCAACCAAGGCCGACTCCATTACGTTCTCCACCCCGACGGTGGAGGGCACAATCCTGCGCCGAAACAAACCAGACGCTACTGGTAAGCACCCGTGGAAGGCCGAAGTCACCGAAGGGGCTGCTGGAGTGAAGGACGAGACCATCAACGCCTGGTACCAGGCCGTCTACGAACCCGCCACCGCAGAGTAAGAAGCCCCCAACATGAGCACCAAGAAAAAGACCACGTCTGCTGCCACTGTGACTATCGGTGGCAGCGAGTATGAGTTGATTTTGACCACGCGGGCCACGCGTGAGATCGCTGCCCGCTACGGCGGGCTGGAGAACCTCGGCGAAGCCTTGGAGACCAGTGAGGACTTCGCCCACACGCTCGGTGAGGTGATCTGGCTGATCACTTTGCTGGCGAACCAGTCGGTGGCGATTCATAACCTCACCCACCCAGATGACCCGCAGACCGAGTTGACGGTGGATGCGGTTGAGCTCCTGACCGTGCCTGCCGATCTGTCGGAGTACCGCTCTGCGATTGCTGCCGCACTCCAGCACGGAACCCGCCGCACGATCGAAACCGCACCGGTCCCAAAAGACCCGGCATCGGGCGCGTAGATACCAGCCCAGCCGCCACTTTCACCCGGCTTACCTACATTGGCATGGCGCACCTGCACCTGCGCCCACTCGAGGTGGAACTCATGGTGTTCGGGCAGCTGCTTGATTTGGTGGATTGCTGGCTGATCGACACCGGCAGAGCCGAACCAGTCAGGTACTGGTTCATCGACGACATCATCCCCGCTGGGATTTAGCCAGGTCTGCGATCAGATTCCAAGGCAGGTGCGTGCGCACGAATCCGCTTCGCCTGCGCCTGGGAATGCTCAACGCTTCCTCGGCGACCCGCTGGAGGAGAGTGGTGTCTGCTCCGAGTGCTTCAGCAATCCACACCAGCCCTTCGGGGTGTTGGAGCCGGTTATAGGTCGTCTTGGCTGACCGGTTCGGTGCTTGCCGGGTAAACGCACCACTGCCGGTGGTTGCTTGTGAGGCGAACCAGGTGGACATGTGCTCACGCTGCGAGGACCACCACCGTCCCTTCTTCTGCGGGTCGGCATGTTCCATCGCATCCGAGATCGGCAAATGCTCGGGCAACCCAGCCAGCAACCGGGCGAATCGTCGCACATCAATGTCGCTCACTGCCGCTCTCCTTACTGCTCGCGCTGACTCTTATTCCTCAATTCTCCCGTAGGAGGTGACCTTCACGCCATGGCTGATAGCTCTTTCGGACTCAAGATTGCTTTGGAGGGTGAGCGGGAGTTCAAGCGCGCAATCACCGAGATCAACCGCGAGATGCGGGTGCTGGGATCGGAGATGAAACTTACCGCCTCACAATTCGGTAAGAACGAAAGTTCTGCTGCGTCGCTGACGGCGAAGAACCAGGTGCTGGCCAAAGAGATCGAGGCTCAGCGCTCCAAGGTGGAGACCCTGCGGGCGGCGCTCGACAATGCTGCGGCCTCGTTTGGGGAGAACGATTCCCGGACGAAGAACTGGCAGATCCAGCTCAACAACGCCCAAGCAGTCTTGAACGGGCTGGAGTCTGAGCTTGAATACAACAATGATGCGCTCAAGCAGTTCGCCGATCACACTGACGATGCCGGTGATGACGCGCAGGATGCCGCCCAGCAGGCAGGCAAACTCGAAGACGCTGTCGATGATCTCGGCGGTGAGATGGATGACACCTCGGGCAAGACCCGCATCTTCGGCGACGTCCTGAAAGCCAACCTCGCCTCCGAAGCAATTGTTGCCTCGGTCAAAGGTATCGCTTCTGCTGTCGCCGGTCTTGCCAAGGGGTTCGTAGGCGCGATGAAAGACGGCGTGGAATACAACGCCCGTATGGAGCAATACACCACCTCCTTCACCACGATGCTCGGTGACCAGGCGCGTGCGCAGCAGTTGGTCAACGACTTGAAGGTGGAGGCCGCCAAGACCCCGTTCGGCATGGAAGACCTCGCCTCCAACATGCAGACCCTCCTCAGCTTCGGCATGTCGTTGGAGGACGCACAGAAGCACCTGCACGAGATCGGCGACATCTCCCAAGGTGACGCCGTCAAAATGGAGTCCCTCACCCTCGCGTTCGCGCAAATGAGCAGCACCGGCAAGTTGACCGGTCAGGATCTGCTGCAGATGATCAACGCTGGCTTCAACCCGCTCGAAGAGATCAGCCGCAAGACCGGCAAGTCGATTGGTGAGTTGAAGGAGGAGATGGCCCAGGGAGCTATCTCTGCGGACATGGTTGCGGACGCGTTTGCTTCTGCCACGGTCAAGGGGGGCCGGTTCTATGGGGCGATGGACGCCCAATCCCAAACCTTTAGCGGTCAGTTGGCGACGATGCAGGACGGGATCGCGAATCTGAAAGGCCTCCTCGCAGCCGGGGTGACGGATGCGCTGGCGGGCACGGTCATGCCGATGGCCAACGGCTGGATCGACGAACTGACTGCCGCGATCGAAGAAGGTGGCATTCCCGCTTTCATCGACACTCTCGGCACGGTCTTGCAGGAAGCATTGGCGTTCATCGCCGAACAACTCCCGGCCGTGGTCGAAGCCGGGATGACGATCCTCACCTCGTTGTTGGAGGGCATCATCGAGGTGTTGCCGCAGCTGGCAGAGACTGCCGTCACCCTGGTGGTGGCGCTGGTCGGGGCGATCATCGAAGCACTCCCGGCGCTCCTTGAGGCGGCTATCCAGATCATCGCCACGCTGGTCACCGGCATCGCCGAAGCACTGCCGGAGTTGATCCCGGCCGCAGTGGAGATGCTCATGGCGCTGGTGCAGGGACTGGTGGACAACCTGCCGCTCCTCCTGGACGCCGCACTCCAGTTGATTCTCGGGTTGGCTGAGGGACTGCTCGCGGCGATCCCAGTGCTGGTTGAAGCTCTCCCGGCGATCATCGAGGGCATAATCACGTTCCTGGTTGGCGCGATCCCGCAAATCATCCAGGCCGGAATCCAGTTGCTCACCGCCCTGCTGGCAGCCTTGCCGCAGATCATTACGTCGATTGTGGCAGCCTTGCCGCAGATCATCACCGCCATCATCGGCGGCATCGTCGGAGCCATCCCGCAACTTATCGACGCCGGTATTCAACTGCTGACCGCTCTGATTGGGGCGCTACCGCAGATCATTACGACGATCGTGGCGGCGCTGCCACAGATCATTTCGGCGATCATCAACGGGATAGCGGGGGCGATCCCGCAGCTCGTGCAGGCAGGCATCCAGCTGTTGACGGCGCTGATTCAGAACATGCCGCAGATCGTCTCCACGATCGTCGCGGCGATCCCACAGATCATCACCGGCATCGTCGGCGCGGTCGGCCAGGGTGTCGCACAGATTGCAGAGGCGGGCGCGAACCTGGTGCAAGGCCTGTGGCAGGGCATCCAGTCGTTGGCGGGCTGGTTGTGGGATCGCGTCTCGAGCTGGATCAGCAGCATTTGGGACGGCATCACCGACTTCTTCGGCATCGCCTCACCCTCGAAAGAAATGGCGTGGGTCGGCTCCATGCTTGTCGAAGGCCTCGCCGGATCAATCAAGACTGATGGACGCAAAGCCACCGACGCCGCCACCACCCTTGCCTCCGACACCCTCGACGCGTTCAGTGAACTGGCTGACGGGGTGAACGTGCCCATCGACGCCACCGCCAACCTCACCATGCCCACGGTTGACCTCACCCCGGCACCGACGGCTGTAGCTGACCAGCGAGGACACGGCGCGAAGGCCGGGCAGGTGGATGTGGAGAGCATCGTCGATACGACCGCGCGCAGGCTGCTCAGCTCGCTGGATATTCAGGTGGTACTCAACGACGGCACGCTGGTCGGCAAACTCGCCCCTGCCATGAATACCCGGCTCGCCAGGTTGTCGCGCCGAGACCTCGCCCTGACGGGAGGAGCCTAATGTTCTCCTTCACCCTCAACCACACCATCTCCTCACGCACGTTGGGGTTGCGGCTGGCCGCGCCGGTGGAGATACCGGCAGCGGTGCGGGTGATTGACGATATTGAGGTCGCTGGCCGGGCAGGAACGCTGACCCGGTTGGGTGGTTGGGAGGACACGATCCTCACCCTCCAACTCGCCATCCCCACCGACGACGGCATGGCAGGCTACCAGCACGCCGCCACAACACTGATGGACGCGACGACAATCAGCCTGTCCGGCGAGCCCGGCATGTTCCGGCGGGTGAAGCACGCTGCCGTCGGCCCGCTCAGCCGTGAGTTGGCGTCGTGGGGTGTGTTCGAGGCTGAACTGGTCTGCCAACCCTTCACCTACCTCACCGAAGGACTGACTGCAGTGACGCTGACTGGCTCGGGGACGTTGACGAATCCCGGTCTGCTGGAGGCCGCCCCGGTCATCACCGTCTATGGCACCGGCCAACTCACGCTCAGCATCAACGGCAGGCAGTGTCGAGTGAACAGCCCGTCTGGGCAGGTGACGCTCGATTCGGATCGGCTCGTCGCCTACGTCGCAGGCCGCGTCCAAACCGACGCACTCACCGGGAGCTTCCCGACACTGACGCCGGGAGCCAACCGGATCACTCTCGGCACCGGCATCAGCAAAGTCGTCGTCGTGCCGAATTGGCGCAACCCCTAACCAAACATTCACCCCATTGTTTCTGGCCGTCCTGTGGTGGGCGGCCTTTGTGCTGTCTGGAGGCTTCTTTGATGATCACGGTTCATGACCGCATGGCAGTCGAGTTCACCACCACCGGGCTTGGTGTCTTGGATCGGGAGGTGATCGACCCGGTGGTCACCGAAGAACTCGGCGGCGAATACTGTCTGACTTTCTCGTATCCGGCTGACGCGCCCGCCGCTTCGCTGCTCACCCTGGAGGCGATCATTGCGTGTCCGGTGCCTGGTGCTGCCATGCGGCAGGGGTTCCGCATCCACGAGGTCACCACCACCCTCGACGGGCTGCTCGAAGTCACCTGCTTCCACCTGTTCTACGATCTGGCGGCGAACTTGATCGCAGACACGTTCGTGGTGAACAAGACCGCCAAGGCCGCGCTCGACCAGTTCCTCGCCGCCGCGAACACCAGTCATGGATTTACGGCGTCGAGTTCGGATGCGGTAAGTCGGGCGAGTACCCGGGTGGTGCGGATGCCCCTCGCCCAAGCGGTCATGGACACCGGGGAGGACAACACGTTCGCCTCCCGCTGGGGCGGAGAGATCACCCGCGACAACTGGCACATCCACCACGCCACCCGACGCGGAGCCGACCACGGGGTGGTGATTCGGGACCGGAAGAACCTCACCAGCTACCAGGGTTCGATCGATTTCTCGACCGTCGTCACGAGGATTCTGCCGGTCGGCTACGACGGCCTCCTCCTGCCCGAACTCTACGTCGACAGCCCGAAGCTCGGTGTGTATGCGACTCCGCGTATCCGCGTGATGCGCTACGGCACTGTGAAGGCGATCAAGAACCCGGAGAAGCCTCGCGAGGATGAACTCCCACTCGACCAAGCGCATGCGGAACTGCGCCGCCTCGCCAAGCTGGAGTTCTCCGCCCGGCATGTGGATGAGCCGTCTGCGTCGTACAAGGTGTCGTTCGTCGACCTGGCTACCACCGTCGAGTACGCGGATTTGGCCGAGTTGGAGACGGTGCTGCTGGGCGACACGGTCACCGTCCGCCACACCGACCTCGGCCTGGCACTGTCGGCGCGGGTGGTGGGCTACGCCTACGACCCCCTCCGCGAGGCCTACCTGTCCGTAGAGCTTGGCAGTGTTGCTGGGACGTTCACGACCGTCACCCGCCAAATCAAAACCGCCGTCAACACGGCTCGGCAGGCAGAAGATGTGGCGGGGTTTGCCCTCGCCAGCGCGGATGGGAAGAACACCAACCACTACGGCACCACCCAGCCCGTCAATGCCAGGCTGGGTGACACGTGGTTCCGGCAAAACGGCGAACAGGTCGAGATCTGGATCTACCAGCTCACCGGCACCGGCACCCCCGGCTGGATAGCACTCGCCACCGATCTGAACCATGCCCAGGTTCAGGCAGAACTCGACGCCGCCCGCACGCAAGTCGACCACGCCCTGCTTGCGGCCCAGGATGCACAAACCGCCGCAGACCAGGTGCATGAACGCCTCGCCACCGCGCAGGTCGAGATTGACCAGGCCAAGGCTGCTGCCACGAGCGCGACTGAGCTGGCGCAGGACGCGCATGACATCGCGGTGACCTCGGATGGACAACTCACAGTTGCCCCTGTCGATCCGACTGCGGCGGACGCCGCCGACCGGCCAGAGGGTGCGCTGTGGCAAGTGCGCGTAGACGGCCTAATCGCCCGCCAATATCTCCTCACCAACAACCAATGGCAACAAACACCGGTCGGTGCCGAAATGATCGGGCCGAAAGCGATCAGCCAAGCACACATCGGAGACGCCGCAATCGGCACTGCACACATTGCAGACGCCGCCATCAGCGACGCGAAAATCAGTTCACTGTCGGCAGCCAAGATCACCAGCGGCTATCTCGCTGCTGGTCGGATTTCTGCCGGGTCGATCACCTCCGACAAGCTGACTATCGCGAGTGGGTTCATTACCACCGCAATGATTGCCAACGCCGCGATCACTGATGCGAAAATCGGGTCGCTGTCCGCTGCGAAGATCACCTCGGGCTGTTTGGCTGCTGGGCGGATTGCGGCGGGGTCGATCACGAGCGACAAGTTGACGATCGCCAACGGGTTCATCACGACGGCGATGATCAAGGACGCGGCGATCACCAGCGCGAAGATCGCTGCGCTGGATGCGGGCAAGATCACCACGGGCTACTTGTCGGCCTACCGGATTGCGGCGAATTCGATCACGGCCGACAAGCTCGCCACCAACGCGATCCAAGTTGGCTTGGCTGGATGGAACCAGTCGATCCGTATTTCGCCGACGCAGATCGCCTGGTACAGCGGCTCCACCTTGGAAGGGACGATTTCCAGTTCCGGGATGAAATTCTGGTACGGCACCCGCTACATCGGGGAGATGGCGCGCCGTGCCCACAAGGACAAGCCCGACGTGCAGGGCGTCGTCAACCAGGTCGCCTATCAAGGCGACTATGTGGCCTGGACATACCAGACGGTTTCCGGCGGTGACTACTTCACCTGCCTCACCTTGGATCCGAAGGGCCGCTTCTACGGCAAGGCCGGCATTCATCTCGGTGCTGACTTGCGCACCAACGGCTACAAGTTCTACACCACCGGCTCGCGCTACGTGACCTTGCAGGATGCGACGCTCACTGGGAAAGGCACCTACGCCGGGTGGGCGT